GACCGGGACGACCATTGGTCTTGGAGTCGTTGTTGGGGAAACGGCGGGACTCGGCGTTGTCGGAACGAATATCGATGGCTGTCCACATTGATTACGAAACTCTCATTGCTCACTTCCATCACGCCCTCCCCAAGCAGCACCAGTGCCATACTGCGCATTGATATACCTGCCTGTCAAATGCCCATTTATGATGCTCTCAGCCACCGTGACTGAGTAGTATTGCCCCTTATACAAAAAGGTCGTATTGTCCGCTTCGACGCACTGCCTCTGGAGTTGTATGAACTCCATCAGGTCGTCGTAGTCCTCGATCACTCTCATCTCGGTGTTGTGGTCTTGCATGTATCTCCTGTTCTGCTGAGTCCAAGCGCTCAGCATTCTTGTGCATTGCTAGGATATTTCCCCCTTGTGACTGTGACATTGTACGCCCCCCTTGTGACTGGTTGACCTTCCCTGTGCCCCGTCCCTCGTGACAGGGCAATTGTACAAAACAAAAAAAACTGTATGGGCGTGAGCCGAAGCCCACGCCCATAGATACTACGAGTTCTTGTAACCAGCAAACGCCATCAGGTTGCCCTGTAACGTCATACCGTTAGTCAAGACAGCTTGTACAGTAACAATATCCCGTTTGCCCGATTTGCTCGGTGCAAATAAAGACTTGTCTTGTGCCTGAATTGTGCAGGTAACCGACCCGTCTTTATTTACAGTTGCTGTAATGCCTTTTGCTACTTGAATTGTGATAGGTTCGCCCATATCGTACTCCTTTTTTAATAAACTGTTAATAAATAGCTAAAAAACCGATTTTTCAGCCAAAAACAAACTACCAAAACGGCAAAAATTGTCAAGCGTTTTTCGTAAATCGTTTCACGGCAACACTTTGCAAACTTTTTGAACGTCGAAAATCGGGTTTATGAACAGCGACGGGATACAACAGTATCCGATAAAAAAAAAAAAAAACAGTGAATCAAGACACTGTATCTTGCTAACTTTATAAAACAGTATCTGATCGCGCGTCTATCTGAAAATAAATAAAAACCTAAAACTAAATATATAATTATTCTTTGTTTTTTTTTTTTATTACACCCTTGAGCCGAGTGCCGTTTGCCGTAAGCCGAACCCCCCCACCTATTTAGCGTTCAAATTGCCCCCACGCCCTTGCGCTAAGTGCGACACCCGTTTTGAGTGACTTTTCCCACGTATTACGTCCTAATTACCTATAGCATAGGCCCGGGATACCTTACACTTAATTTTATATTATTTTCATTTTTTATTCGGAGTTTATTCCAACAAAACACTTGACACGGTCCGCGTTAAATGGTACACTCTAATTACATAACAAACTAAAAGGAGGTGGTAAAATGGGAAGGATTAAGAAGATAGGAAAGAGACATCTCGTCGCTGTCGACGAGGATATCTTCAAATTACTCGATGATGCTTCAGAGCTACAAGATATTGCCGTGACGCAGTTTGTTCGTCAACTTGTAATTAAACACGTGTTGCCTGTAGATAATTCCAAAGCTAAGTCTATCGGGGCGCGGAAAACGGCTTCCGGGATGAAATTACCGGAAAACGCTAAGATTAACCATGAAACAGGGGCTATGTATACAGATGATGTCTTTTAATCAAGAAAAAAAAACAACGGGCCCTATAGGGCTAATTAACTTCGAGTTTTTTTTCTAGATAACAGGGGCCTATCTCTAACATAATAATAAAAACCTAAACTAAAATATATAGTATTTCAATTTTTTTTTTTTTTTTATTTATAAATGGAGAGAAGAGACCGACAATAAGGAGGTTTGGGATGGCGACATCAGAATGGGATGGGCATGAGCAAACCCGGCCAGACATAACAGAGGAAGAGGCGCTGTACCGCAGGGCCCGGGAAGAGGGTGTGGGTGAGGAGGATGCCTATAGGCAGGCTGTAGCGCTCCGTCATATGAGCGAGCATCAGCGTAGGGCTGAGCAGGAGAGGCGCACGCAGGAGATGCTCCACAGTGTGGTGGGCCTGGATGACGATATGACCGTACCACCACCGCCCCAGCATGACCACACAGGGTTGACTGTAGGGACGGCCAATACCACAACGTGGTATCCGGAGCCGCAGCTTGCAGGGCCGGCTTGGAACGACACTACGACGATTGCACCGGGGATGCTCCACACAGTGCAGGATCAGCCACTGTACACGTATACCAGCACCGCATACCAGCAGATTGACCCGGAGCAGATCAAGCAGGCGCTGCGGGAGGTGATGAAGGAGTTCTTCAAGGAGGACCCGTGCTTTATGCAGTGGCTTAAAGCTAAATACGCAACAGGGGGAGGAGAAGATGCCGTACATACACGACGAACCAGCGAGACACCTGGCGCAGTGCGCGCAGGGAGTCCAGGAGTTGGTCAGCATACTGCACCAGCTGCGACAGGATTCTCGACTGCTGCACTACGAGCTGGAGCAAGGAGCGCTGAAGAGTTCGATTCACCATCTTATTAAGGAAGCCGTTAACGTGGCGATCAGCGAGGTGATCACACAGGAACGAGATAAGGACGAGTCCTTTATGGGCTTTTTACAAAGGAGGAGACATGAACGAGGACCAAATGATACGGCTGGCAGCGGTACTGGTAGTCCCAGCGATACTGGTAGTCCCAGCGATAGTGGGAGTGCTAGCTATAGGATCTCACGTACAGATGACCTCCCGTTTTAAGGAGCGCAAGCGTCGTAGAACACTGGCCCGTATGGAGAGCCACCAGGCGACAGTTCAGCGTAGGTTGGATGATGCCATGGCCAGAGGAGACATCCAGAGGGTGAATCAGATCCAGGACGCCGTAGCGCTGAATAACAACCCATTCGTGGTGTATGGCGGAGGGCGGGCCGCGGGTAGGAGCTACGCTATGAGGCCGCAGGACTGGCGGGGGTACACGACAACGGCCACGTACGTGGATGAGGCCACCAGCCTTTCGCAGGCTGATCTGACGAGAGTGTATCAGTCCATGGTAGATAGACAATCAAGAGTGCAGCCGCCGCCAGTAATCCCGCAATGGGCCCGTGACGCGGCTAATATTTATCAAAAAGAACAACTAAACGAGCCATTTTGGGCTTGGTATGAAAGGAAACAAGATGAAACTTAAAGACAAATTACTATTTGGACTGCTGTTCCCGTTTATTCCCGCCACGATCATGGGGTTTATGGGCTACGGCTGGTATTACCTAGCAACATGGTTCTTTTTCTATGCCTTCTTCGGAATCTTCGGGGAGTGGCTGTCAGTTAAGTTCCGAGGGAAGACCGTATCAAATGACATCTCAGACACGCCAGGCTGGCTCTTCGGTCTTATCGTAGCATCGTGGATCATATTCCCGTTAATCCTGATAGTCCATTGGTGGATGGGGAGGTAACTAATGAGCGGAGACTTTCTGTGTCAATTAGGCCTTACCATAGCGCTGGTAGGAGTAGCAATTTTATTCATTGGGTTGGCAATAAACCTGTATTGAAAGGATAATAGTAATGAGCAAGATGAATGATATACAGTTACAGTTGGATTCTATTTTAGTGCGCCTGGAGCGCATTGAACAGGTCCTAAGAATCTACGGCCCGCCACGCGTGCCGAGCATTCTGAATGATGAAGAGGTTGATGTTCAGCAACCGCACTGGGCATTTGAGGATCCAGAAAAGGACAACAGATGGAAAGTGTAGAGAAAAGGAAGGACAAGCGCCATCCGTTCGTAGCCACGGTAAAACTGGGGTACGATCTGGACGATCTGGAGCTGTGTAGGTCGATCAACTGCGATGGGGGAAGGGCGCTGGTTCCGGACGGAGAGAGCGCGATCGACAACTGCCCAGAGTGTGAGGGAAGGGGGTTTCTGCCGAAATGCAGCACGCCTTCCCAATCCTGATAATTTTAGAGAGTGTCGCTGCTTGCATAGTGTACTTTGTTCACGGCAAGCCAATCCATGGCGGGTACTGGTTCTTCGCTGCGGCGCTTAACACCTGTGTACTATTTATGGGGGAGTAATGGCGCTGATGGTCATGGAGTTGATCAAGAGGTATAAGTGTACAGTGTGTGGATACATCACATTCATTAAACACCGAGAGTGCCCGATGTGTAGCTTCGGGAAGGATTTACTAGATGGAGTACGCACTGAAAACGGACATGAAGAAAAACCAAAAAAGGATTGACAATGTCTAAATAATTGAACATACTAAGAGTATGGAGCGTACTCTTATAGAAACATATATACTGTACAGGTCTAACCCGGACAACGATGAAAAGGCTGATAGCCTATTCGCATCGTCGTTCGGGTTTTCTCTTGTAGACATAAGAAAAGCCAAGAGAGAGAATAAAGACTGGGCGAAGCAGACACTAGAGGCCCGTCGGGAAAGATATGCAGAACAGATCGTAGGGGTAGATAAAGCAATGTTTATGGCCGCCAAAGCAGGGGATACTAAGGCGGCTGATTTATTATATAGACGTTTTGACGGCTGGAATCCTAGAGTCGTCGAGCAGAACAATACATTTTATAATTTCTCTGATATTGTGAAAGAACTGAAAGGTAGCGAGAACGCGCGGATTCGAAAGGATGTATGAGCAAAGAGATTTCCGCCGTCGATGCGAAACTGCTTTTTGAAAGAAGTCAGGCTGACCCAGTATTCTTCTGCGAAACGATTTTAGGAGTGTCGCTGTGGGAAAAGCAAAAGCAAATAATAGAAAGTGTAAGGGACAACACAAACACTTGCGTAGCCTCTGGGCACGGAGTTGGGAAGACTTTCGTCTCGGCGTGTACAACGCTGTGGTTCCTATTCACTCATTATCAGAGCCGGATAATTACAACCGCGCCCACGAACCGTCAAGTCGAAAGTATTCTATGGGCAGAGATCTGGAGTTTGTACAACAATTCCAGGGTTCCCCTGGGTGGGAGACTCTTAAAGACCTCGCTGAATATTGAGGAGAAGTGGTTCGCTCTTGGGCTTTCAACAGACGATCCGGATAGGTTTCAAGGTCATCACGCAAAACATGTCCTTCTGGTCATGGATGAAGCTCCAGGTGTTGATGCGAAGATATATGAAGCGGCGCAAGGCATCCTGACGCAGGACCACTCGAAGTGTTTATTGATCGGAAACCCGACATCCTCGTCGGGGCCGTTCTTTGATAAGTTCAGCATGAAGACGTGGAAACCGTTTTACATTTCATGCTATGATTCACCGGCCATTACAGAGCCGGAGAAATACCCCGCGCTTACGACGATGAAGTGGATCCACGAGCGTAAGGAAGAGTGGGGCGAAGCATCACCGATGTTTGTCTCTCGTGTTCTTGGTCAGTTCCCAGAGGAGGGGGAGGACACGTTGATCCCATTGGCTTGGTGCGAACG